GAATTTATACATTTTTAATCTTAGTATTTCTATATTTTTTTTAATATTTTAATAAAAAACATTTTTTTTTAAATATTTTTTATAATAATTAAAAATATTTTACAATATCAAATAATTTATTTAAAGTAATTTTTCAATATACAATTAATAATTGGATGTCTGGTACCAAGAAAACTTCAAAATATAAAGAAAATAAACAGTCTAATGTAAAAGAATCCAACACTCTAGATAATAAACATAGAATTATGGTTAAATATTTCTCTCAAGCACGAAATGATAAAAATAATATTTGTCAACAAATAATAAATATTAATAATGAAATTACCTCTATGGATGAGAGAAGAGATTCTTTTACTATAGAAGATATAAAACACCGAGCAAGTTTATTAGATAAAAAAGATTTATTAGAGTTGCAATTAAAATCTATATCTAATAATTATGAAGAAATGGATTATTATGATAATGCTGGAGATTTAATTTCAGATTATTACGAAATGCGTGATATTAAAGAAGTAAAAGTAAAAGAATCAAAAAATATTTTAGATTTTTTATTCACTAAAAAAGAAAAAAATAATCAAGACGAAAATAAAACTGTAAATAAAGCTAATTTATTTGAAAAATACTGTCAAAGAGTTGATGGTATAAGAATAAATCATGATGATGGTTCTAATAGAATTAAATACTGTATTGAATGTAAAATTGAAAAAATACTTGATATGTCTGAAAGTGCTTATATTTGTCCATGTTGTGGAGATTCTGAAATTATAATCCTAGACGAAGAGCGTCAAATTAAAGATTATTCACCATATAGAAAAGTAAATCATTTTAGAGAATGGCTTAATCAATTTCAGGCGAAGCAAAGCCCTGATATTCCAGAAATTGTTTTTATTGATATAGTTAAAGAATTAAATAAAAGGAGAATTAATGATTTATCAATTTTAGATAAAAAGAAAATGAAAGCTATTTTAAAGAAATTAGAATATAATATTTATTATGAACATGCAGCATATATTATAAATAAGTTAAATAATCTACCACCTCCTAAAATTACAAGAGATATGGAAAAATTATTTATAGGTATGTTTTTTAAAATTCAAGATCCATGGGAAATATATAAACATCCAGATCGTAAAAATTTTTTATCTTATTCATATGTACTTCATAAATTTTGTGAATTATTAGAATTAGATCATTTATTAGAATGCTTTCCATTACATAAAGATTCTGATAAAATAATGGAAAATGATCAACTATGGGAAAAAATATGTAAATATCTAAAATGGGAGTATATTAGTTCCTTCAAATAAAGGAATTAATTAAGACTCAAATGTGAAACATTTGCTGTCATATTTTGTATATTAGTTTCTAGAAATGATATTTTATATTTTTTGTCCAACAACAGTTCATTTAAATAAAAAATAAATTCTAAATTAAGTTAATTATGAACCATATATTATATAATATATCTTTATTAATACTTATAGTTGGTATTATTTTAATAACTGTATATATTACAAAAGCATCTAAAAATGGTTATTTAACTTATAATCAACGAATTTTAAATAAAAAATTAAAATTAATTGATAAACCTTATCAATCTATATATGATTATAAAGTTAATAAAGAATATCAAAAGATGTTCTCTCAACCATCAATTTGGATGGGTTATCAAGATTTTGATGCAAAAGATAAACCACAAAAAATATTTGTAAAATAAATTTATTTAAAGAATAATTAAATATTAAATCTAATGTCAAGAGTGGATTATTTAACCGAAGATTCGATTCTACCATGGGATCAAAAATATGTCTGTTTATCATTTTTAACAGATAAGGAAAATAAGACTACATTATCTGGTATTAAAATTCGTGGTGCTTTCTCAAAGTACGAAGAAGCTTGTGAACATTGTAAAAAACTACAAGCTATTGATCCAGCATTTAATGTTTTTGTTGGTGAAATGGGTAAATGGTTACCATTTGATCCTAATCCAGATTCTCAAGCTGTTAAAGATTCTGAATATGCAAATGAAGAATTAAATAAAATGATGAAAAGTTATCTTGAAAATCAAGAAAAGGCTAAATTATATCACGAACAACGTAAAAATGAGATGGTAAGAAAAAATATTTTAGACAATTTACAATCCAGACAAGATACTATCAAGGATTTGAAAAAGAAAGTAACAAAAACTAAAGATTCAACAGAAATAGATAGTATTGAGAAGAATATTCTTGAAATAGAAAGTCAAATTAAGAAGATGGAAGAAAAAAAATCAGAATTAGATATTGAAATAGATAATTTGAGTAATCAAGTAAAAAATACCAGTTCTTCTAATTCCCAATTAAATGGTCCAAAAATTATTGGTGATAATTAATTTTTAATAACTGTGACACGTACTGAATTTTTTTTCCTAGAAAATAAACTTTCAGGATTAAATATTTCTAAACGTTTGTTCCACTGTGAATCATATGCTTCATCATGAAATTTTTTAAATTTATTACATCCAACATTAAATGTAGGTACTGTTTTAGCTCTATACCAAAAAACTTTATCAGTGATATTTTTACTATGAATTCGATTATTAATAACCATCATACCATAATTTTCTGTTAAATCTGAAAAAACCTGTTGGAATATATCAAAAGTTGGAAACATACCTGTATAATGTTCATATAATTTTTTTCTATTAGTAATTGTGTCTTCTGCTAGTAAAAAAATATAATCAAAGTTAGACCTCATTTCTGGTGGAATAGCTACAGAATATTGCATTGTTAATATAAATGATAAATGATGATGTCTTCCATTAAAAAACATTTCTAATATATTAGGATCTTTAAGCCATCTTTTGTCACTCATACAATCATCCATAATTAACATTATAGAATCATCTTTTGGTTTCTTACCATTTTTAATTCTATTTTTATTATCTTCATTCATTTTAGATTGTCTTTCATATATTCTTGTTAAAATATCACTAGAATATTCAGAATAAATATAAGAATCAGGAATAAAATCAGTATAAAATCCATTTAATTTTTCAGTTCTACTAATAGCAATAGCAGCAGCTAAATTTTTTTTTTGAAACATTATTTCTCTGGTCAAGAAAGATTTACCAGTTGCGCGTTTAGCTATCATAGCAATAGTACAATGATCAACCATACCTTGTATATCAAATTTTTTAATGGGTAACTTTGCAGTACCAAATCCAACTTCTTTTGTAGCCATATATATAAATTAGAAAAAAAAAAATTTATTTTAATCTAATGAATAAAATAAATATATTTAATATAGTAATTCAGGATTTTCATTAACTTTAGTATTTTGATACATAAATACAATACCACGAGTTTGTGCCATTTCAATAAATGAAGTTCCAGTTGGACCAACATTTGCCATACCATGTAAAATGCTAACAGGTTTACGATTTTTGAATGTTTGAGTAGTTGTATCAAGATAAGCATCTGCTACAGAAATAGGATCATATTTAAAGAATTCTGTACTAACTGTTTGTTGGTTAGGTTGTAGGTCAGGGTGAATCATGAAAATAGCAGAAGATCCAACAACAATATTTTTTTCTTGTGTATTTCTGTTGATTTCAGCTAATACAACTGAACGAAGTTGATAAACATCACCTCTAATTTCAAAAGATGTTTCAAAGTTTACAACTTGATCATTAATACGTTCAAAACCAGACACAGTTAAAGGCATTCTTGCAATGCTAAATGGTTGTATGTCATTGAATTTAATAACGTTAGCGCGTCTATCAACAAAGAAGAATAAAACTCCACGAGAATAAATTAAAGATGTGTGACGAGGAACAAGGGTGCCATTTTCTAAGAAAAATTGATGTTGTTCTAAAGCTTCATTAAGGTCTCTAGTTGTGTCATCGGTGATGGATGAAGGTAGTCTAAAATTAATCATGGGAACTGCTGTTACAAGAGGGCGAACATTTTGTTGATAAGGATTCATGTTTACAACTTGGTATACTGGAGTGGTAGCAACGATTGTTGGGCGGAAAGAGAAAGTAGATAATAATCTCTTTAAGATAGTTCCATCATAACGACCGTAAATTAAATCTGGGGTGTCGTGTTTATTAAGTCTGCACATATCTACCATTCCAACAAAATCACGAAATTGTGTGTTATAATATTGACCGTTACGTAAACTTAAAACATTGTTCCATAATTGGTTTTGAATTTGAGCACGATTTAATAAATCAAGCATGGTTGAACGATTATCGCAAACAACATCGTTAGGATCTTGAGTTAAAGCATGGAATAATTCATAGTCAGGACGATTATTTAACCTTTCATTATTATAACGAGATTTGACAATACCTGCAATGTTAGAATATAAAAAGTGACTTTCTAATTGTTCAATTTTGGGTATGAACATTGCTGCAATAACAGGATGAATAGAATCACCAGGGCGATGACCTAATTCAGGTTTGTATTCACCGGTTATAGCTTCAAAGTCACAGTCGCTGTATTGCATTGATTGTAATAATACTTGAGCATGAAGAGGTCTTGAACTTGCATATAATTTTAAGATTTCTTGTAAGTGCTTGTAGTCATTGTCACTTAACTTAGATGCAAAACCTTGAAAATCAACACTAACAGAACCTAAAACTTTCATCATGTTAGTTGCAGGTACCATGACATCGGGAGATTTTAGTCCTACTAATTCTTGTTCATAAATACGTTGAAATTCAGAAAATTCATCTTCAGATAAACCATGTTTTACCTTAAATAAACGAGCTTTTTCTAATAAGATATGAAAAGGATATTGGTTATTTGAATATTTTTCACGAATCAGTTCAGCAAATTTTTTTGCTTTTTTAGTGATGTTTAAATGTTTTTCAACATAAGCCGTTTGAATTTTATTAACTAAATCTTCATCATTAAATCTTTGTCTTAATTTAATAAAATCTTCTGTTGAAATCTTACCATTGTTTTTACGAAAAAGTTTTTGTACTTCATCATCTACTGAACTACTATTAGAAGGACGATTTCTATTTTTGACATCAGAGGAATCCATTTATATATATATTGAATTAGAAATTTTTTTTTTATTTTATATTTTTTAAAGTTTTTTATTAACAAATATTCTTTAAACATTTATAAAATAATTAAACCATATATGATAATTATATATTTTCATTATAAAGAATAAATATTAATATTTTTATATATGATTAATAATGATTTATGGATAAATAAATATAAGCCATTGACATTAAATAATATTATTGGTAATGTAAATCAAATTAAAAGTATAAAAGAATGGTTAATTAATTTAAGTAATAATAAGAACCAAGGTATAATTATATCTGGAAATCAAGGATTAGGTAAAACATTAACTATTAAATTATTATTAAATGAATTAAATTATATTCCGCGAATAATAAATCCTAATGAAATAAAAGATCATAGAATATTGGATGATTTTAATGATTATTATAATTTTGTTAATTCAGTTTATTCTAAAATAAATTTTAAGGATAATAAAATTAATAAAATAGCATTAATTTTTGATGAAACTGAAAATATTACATTAACTAGTGAAAAAAAATATATTATGGATATTTTTAAAAATAATAATAAAGTAAAAAGTTTTCCTCTTATATTTATTTCTAATAATCAACATTCTAAACTATTGAACGATTTAAAAAAGAGTTGTA